GTGTACTGTGATTACTTCATTGTCTTCACGGTCAACTAGACCAAGTTGCTTAGCGGTGTATAGCTGAGAACCAGTTCGAGCAAACTTACATGGGACATGCATCTGTCCTGCATCTGTAAGTACACGCTCAGTCGGTATGCTAATACGATCCGAAAGCTGTACATCATTTACTTTTAGCATTAGGTGCTCCAAGTGTGGGTGGGTTAGGGTTGTCGCCTACTGTAGCGGAATCATCAACAGCTCCGTATAGTTTCAACTCAGCCAGACCAGATTCCCTTGACAGGATTCCACTATCACATAAAACTGAAATAGTTTCTGACTTAATTTTAATACGTTCTGCTTTCTGACCGGCTGACTCAGGGAAGATACAAGACCATTCATATTCGAATGCGCTTTCATCTAATCCAAAGTGTGCAGCTAGTAGCATATCGACAGGCTTCAATCGTGGAACGAATATAGACTTATGTAATCCTTGTAGAGTTTCTACATAGTTTACTAGGTCTGATTCGCCAGTTGCATTCATTCCATCAGGCGATGCTGATAAGAAACGAGTAGCAGGTATACCGACAGAAGCCGATACCATTTTGAGGTATTCCCAGATTAAGTCCTTCACTCCACCGAGCTGCATTGACTTCTGTTCATATTCCTCTGTAGCATCTAGGATAGAAACACCAAAGACACTCTTAATAGTTTTCCAACTAGAGAACCTTTCGATCATGGCACTGGTGCCTTGGTCAGTCTCTAAGATGTTTGCTAAGCCTTCAACCTTAATTACATCAGTGTTCGCTTCTTGTACCATCTGTGCCGCAGCAAAGCTAGTAGTGTGGAAGTTATCAATCTGTTTCATCAAAGGTATTAGGATACTATCACTATACCACAAGTTACGTTGACGCTCATAGATAGGAAGCTCTGTGGCTTCAAATCGAATCAATCGTTCTTTGTGTATTGGTGTTGGGTAGTTCACGAACTGGTAGTGCTCAGGCATACCGAACGTGGCGCTCATAGGCACCTGATCAATAACACCCATAGCTACGATACGTGTACGGTCAACAACATACATTGAACGTAAGCATCCCGGCTTTAGTCTTTTCCAGTTAACAGGCTTGTCTGTTTCACGGCCATCATCAATATCAAGAATGATAAAGGAAGTGCCGTACAGTCGTGCCCACTTATATGCTTCACGAAATAGTCGAGAGATTTCAAATGCTTCATCAGCTTCTTGAGCTTCGTCAGATTCAAAGGTTCTCCATTCTCTTGTTAGGTCAGCCGGTACGATCTGGCAAACCTTTTGGCTTAACCAGTCTTCCCGATAACGAGCAGACAAAGAAACGTGGTCGTAATTGTTTCCTGAATGATTCCACTCGTTAAAGCTTGACTTATCTTTATTGCCACCTAGTCCGGTGGCAAGGTTAGAGAGTCCATCGTAAAGGCTTTTGGTTTTCTTAGTCTCTACTATAGAGATTTCAGACTGACTTTTATCAGTCGCCATACGGCCTCCTGTTGTTTATTAGATTACTCGTTTGACTACAGAGATAACTGTCCCTGCATTTACCAATGTTGCATTTCCTGAAGACTTAATCTCAATACCAATTAAGTTGTCCCTTGAGTTGGCATCACCCATATATACTTCATCTAGTGTTAGAGAGAAACGATAAGGTTGACTTCCACCTTCATCCATTCTTCCTAGCCGCTTCTCAAGTGTATAAGATCCAGCACCAGTACCAAGTGTGTATCTAAAAGCAAGTGACTGATTGTTTGTGCCCGGAGTTACTGTGAAGTCATTACGTATTAATATGAAGTCACCTAAAACTAGTTCACTACAATCTATTTGGCCAGAGGCATTCATTAAACTAGTCACACCATTTGGCGCATAAGTCAAGTTTGTAAATGCACCTAGTCCATCATTTGGAATTGCTGTCCAAGTGTCAGTAGCCAATACAAGTGCTGAAGCTGTGGTAGATGTATCATTGTAATCCATGAAGCCACCATTAGGCGAACTCGTGCCGCCAGTAACTATGTCAACTTCTTCTACTGTTATATGCACTACTCCAGTATGTGCTTTCGCCCATATAAATTCACCTGCACTAGTGTCATGAAACGTCTTAGTGTCATAATCACTAATTACAAATACATTTTCTGTAGTTGGTGTTACTGCTGCATAGGCTACCAACACTTTTGCCAGCCCATGTTTCTGGATAATCGCACCAAGACCACTTGATGTTGTTACTTGTGTCCAACTAGATTCATCAATAAGAATCATTGGTGCTCTCCTGTTATTTTAATGAACTCCAACCATTAGGCTTTACAATATGTAAGCCCGGTGCAGTTTCTATTTCTAATGTAGCACTAGATGATCCAGCAAGGACCACCTCTGCAATTACATTACCGTTTATATCTTTGATTTGAAACCGGTCGTTAGTTAGGCTTCTTGCATCAAGCCGCGTTTTTAACGACATGGTATTCTCCTATTTGTGTTTACCCAATCTGTTAAGGACTAGTATTATTGTATCGTCATCCAACGAAGTAAGTAGTTCATTCTCAGTAAGCTCTAGGTAAGTTCCATCGAAGTATGGTGTATCATCAACCATGACCATTCCATCTGCAACGAACACCCAAGTTTTGTCATCACTCTTTATGATGTCAAGTTCATGGCCAGCAAGTAGTGTGTGAAACTTTCCCTCATACTTGTACTCGTCCATGTCATCTACCGATAAGCAGGAGTGCTCAGATGGTTCCAGTGCTCTCCTTGAAGTTATCCCATCCAGTATCAGTGGCACAGGGCTATCACCTACAAGCCTAGTCTCACCACGAACTGCAATAAAAGAAACCTCTTGTAGTCCTAACATTTCATCGGCATATCTTACAACTTCCAGTTTCCCCGAAAGCATTATTGCAAAGTTGTTATTGATCTGTGCCCTGTCATACTCTTCACAATCTACAGCCTCTTTTAGAAAGACTGGAGCTAGTGGAGCATTTTGAGTTTCTACTTGGAGAACCATGTCCTCCACAGATTGCTCAGGTATTGAGATTACTTCTTCACCTTTCTCCCACCCCATGTGAACCCATAACATCATAGGTGGACATGGTAAAAGCTGAATATCAATCTCGGCTAAGTCTGACAGTTCATTTATGATCACTTGACAGATCTCTTAGGTGAGGCATCAAAGTTTTCGTTTTCAATGAAGCTACGTAAGTGTGCGCCAAGTTCTGCCTTGGTCATGGTGTCCCGGTTATTCTTCAACTCTTCACGAGCCAAACGAATTCCATCTGTCCATCTTGCAGATACAGTTGTTCTTGGATCTCTACTAAGTGCAACCGATGTTTCTGTATTTGATTGTGGATCTATTTCATCCAAGCCTTCTAAGCTAAATGAACCAGCATCAGGATCGACTTCTACTTCTTTCTTTTGATTAATCCAACTGCTTAAAGGTGCAGTAGCAATGATGTGGTCGTGTATTAAACGTGCCCTCTTCGCCTTGTCTTCTATCCTAAAATAGTGCTTAGGAAAGATAACCATTGTTTCATCTGGTGTACATGTAGTACAGTCAGGTAGGTATCGCACAGAGATCATAAACTTCTCTGGCATTGTCTTTGTTATTTCATAGCTAAATTTCATAATTAGTTTCTCTGTTATTCGTACATCCACATGCTATGCGTACCGCTAGCTAATGCTGGTGATTGTGCTCCGGTCCACTGCCAAAGAGTTTTGCCAGTACCACCATCGTAAGAGTGGTTTGAGCTAGAAGTTGTCATTGTCACACCGCCCATAAGAATACTACCAAAGTAGCTCTTTGCCCTATTCCCATTTACGTATACAAGAAATAGCTGGGTTGTGGCTGACGCTTCACCAAGTATAACGACTTCTACACCTCCCGCACCTGTCCACATGGTTGATGGACTTGCTATATCATCAGCTCCAGCAAGCTTGCCAGTGGTGAAGGATAGTACTACGGTGTGGTTCGTAGCAAAAATACCCACACCCTCATAAAAATACGAGTACGCAATTGTGCCACTCGTTGGAATTGAATCGTTCTTGTCATTGTCAGGTACAGGTTTAGTTCCCCTGCCCTTTCGGTAATACTCGGAAAGGTAGTCATCTCCGCTTGTAGTACCCATTTCGGCCACTATTTGTGCCCATGTTATTTGTCCACTTGCTTGTAATGACATTACACTACTCCCATAGTTAAAATTGTGTATTTCTCTTTAGCCCCATA